GTACACAGAAGGAGCATCGTGACGTTGCTGAAGCTTGTAAAACTGTGATTGGACTTGTGTGTCCTTCTATCATGGAGATTTGGAATGAACATGAATAAAGACGTTAACGACATCCTAAACAACTTCGACTTTGAGAAAGTAAAGGATGTGATGGATACGCTGGATTGGAAATACTGGGATAGCGAAGAAGATACTGTATCTATTTATGAACTTCGGAAAACAGCCAGATATCTTTTAACAACTGTATACAACGCTCCTAATTCGCCTCATCAACACCTTTCTACAGGTGGTTTTGAAGCGGAACGACGTATGTATCCCGGGGATTCTAAGAAATATCTTCACTTGAAATTTGTTGTTGAAGAGGTTAACACTGCTGATTTTGAAGGGGCTACTAATGCTGATTGAAGAATATCAAAAGAAGGCATGGGAAACTGCCTTGGAAACTGCTAAGAACCCTGCTTATATGGTGTCGAACCTGACCTCGGAGGCTGGTGAAGTTGCAGGTAAGTATGCTAAATGGATTCGTGATGGTGTCTTGGATGAAGAAGGCCTGCAGAAGGAAATGGGAGATGTGTTCTGGCAGCTTGCAGGACTGTCTACTGTGATGGGCTGGAGCTTGGCTGACATTGCTTCTAAGAATCTTCAGAAGCTTAACGATCGTGCTAATCGTATGACTATTTCTGGATCTGGAGATAATCGCTAATGCGGATTCTGGTAATTCCTGACTGCCAAGTAAAGGACGGTGTTCCTCTGGAGCATCTTACATGGGCAGGAGAGGCTATCTGTGAGTATCGTCCTGATGTTGTGGTAAACTTGGGTGACTTTGCAGATATGCCTAGCCTGTCTAGCCACGATGTGAAAGGTTCTAAGTACTTTGAAGGCTTGCGCTACAAGACAGACATTCAGGTGGCTAAGGATGCCATGAAGATGCTCTTGAAGCCTCTGCGTGACCTTCAAAGTCGTCAGAAGAAGAACAAGGAGAAAGTTTACAAGCCTCGTATGGTATTGACTCTTGGTAATCATGAGAACCGTATCGACAGGGCTGTAAACAACAATCCTACGCTTGAAGGGCTGATTTCTACTAAGGATCTTGAGTATGAGAAAGATTGGGAAGTACATCAGTTTCTTCACCCCGCCTTTATTGGCGGCGTTGGTTTTAACCACTACTGGCCTGTGGGCGCAATGGGACGACCTGCAGGCAGTGCTAGTGCTATCATTAACAAGCTACATCAATCTTGTATTGCTGGGCATCAACAAGGAAAGCAGATCGCTTATGGTAAGCGTGCTGATGGCAAGCCTATTTGTGCAATCATTGCTGGTAGTTACTATCTGCATGATGAATCTTATATGGATCAGTTGTCTAACCGTCACTGGCGTGGCTTGTTGGTGATGAATGAAGTCAATGATGGACACTTTGATGAAATGTTTTTGTCAATCGAATACCTAGGAAAGAAGTATGGCAACAAAGAAACAAACTAACAAAGTAACACCTAAACCTAAGACGTATTATTCACGAAAGTTTCTCAATAAAGATAAAGGGATGGCCGCTATTGAGTTTACTTTTGAGTTTAACCCAGAGTGGTTGTATCATGGCGGATGGGATGCTAATGTTGTCATCTCTGACTGCTACAAGGCATCAACTCTTGATTTCAGTTGTTATGATGTAAAAGACATTGATAAAGTTATCGACAAAGTTTCTCTAATCTTGACTGAGTTTGAGAAGTTTGGTAACTTGCTTCTTGAAAACAAAGAAGCCGCTATTGAGGCCATGAAAAAAGCTGAAGCTGAACGTAAGAAACGTAAGGCAAGGAAGACTAAAACTTCTCTTTTGGATAAACTGAACGATGAGTGAACATAAGTGTAATAGCTGCTTCTATATGCAGAATGAGCGTAGTCGCAATCCCTGTAATGTCTGTGAAGGGTATAATAAGTACGTGAATCGTAACATTTACATCCAGCGTCCTGATACGATTGAAATCAAGACATGGGATGACGCTTCGCTGGAAGAGGATTACTTTGATGAGTGGGATAAAGAGCAATACATGAAGCAAGCAGACAATGTTAATTCACCAAAGCACTATATGCTTTTTGAAGATAAAGGCATTGAAGTTCGTCACGTAATTGAAAAGCTTGTAGCTAAAATCTACGCTCAGCCTAAAGGTAGTCCTACTCCTCTTTTTACTTCTGACTATGCGCAAATGATGCAGTACTTTATGCGTTTCATGGAAAAGAATGGTAAAGAGGACCTTGAAAAAGGCCTTTGGTTTTTAAATAGAGTGCTAGAGGCGTATGAATGACATTACGCTTGAAGAATTAAAGGAGCGTCTTGCAGGCTTAGATGAGGTCACATTGATGGAGATACTAGACATCCATAGTGATGAACTCGTCGAAGCCTTCGAGGACAGAATTGAAGAAAACATAGATAAACTAAAGAGGATGATGAATGAGTGAAACACAGACTTTTAAAATGACCCCTTACAACGAATATATCGCCAAAAGCCGCTATGCTCGTTACTTGGACAATGAAGGCCGACGTGAGCACTGGCCTGAGACAGTGAAACGCTACTTTGACTTCATGCAGAAGCACCTGAAAGAGAAGCATAACTATGTCTTTGAGGATACTCTGCGTCAGAAGCTTGAGACTGCTGTGGTGAACCTTGATGTGGTTCCTTCTATGCGCTCGATTATGACCGCTGGTGAGGCTCTTGAGCGTCAGAACATTGCAGGCTATAACTGTTCGTATCTGCCTATTGATGATCCGAAGGCATTTGATGAAGCGATGTATATCCTGCTCTGTGGTACAGGTGTGGGCTTTAGTGTGGAGCAGAAGTATGTTAACAAGTTGCCTGAGATCCCTTGCAAGCTCTATGATTCTGAGTCTCTGGTTGTTGTTAAAGACTCCAAAGAAGGTTGGGCAAAGGCTCTGCGACAAGTTATCGCCTTGCTATACGCTGGAGAAGTGCCTAAGTGGGACGTATCTTCGGTTCGCCCTGCAGGAACTCGCCTCAAAACCTTTGGCGGTCGTGCCAGTGGCCCCGAGCCGCTTGTGGAACTCTTTAAGTACGTTGTCTCCAAATTCAAAGGTGCTGCTGGACGAAAACTTACAAGCTTGGAAGCCCACGATATTCTTTGTAAAATTGGGGAAGTCGTGGTGGTCGGTGGAGTACGACGCTCAGCGATGATCTCTCTGTCTGACTTGGGCGATGATCGTATGGCTCACGCTAAGGCAGGTAACTGGTGGGATGGTAACGGTCAACGTGCCCTGGCTAACAACAGTGCAGTGTACGATGTGAAGCCTGATGTTGGTCAATTCATGCGGGAATGGAGTAGCATTTATGAGAGTCATTCGGGAGAGCGCGGAATCTTTAATCGCTATGCTTCAGAACTTCAAGCAGGCAAGAATGGACGCCGTAAGCTCAATCAAGAGTGGGGCACTAATCCTTGCAGTGAAATTATTCTGCGTCCTTATCAGTTTTGTAATCTATCCAGTGTTATTGTTCGTAGCGATGATACTGTGGATCGACTTCGGGATAAGATCGCTATGGCAACGATTCTGGGGACTTTTCAATCGACGATGACTCATTTTCCGTACCTGCGGAAGATTTGGCAGACTAACACTGAGGAAGAGCGTTTGCTCGGTGTTTCCATGACAGGCATTCTCGACAATAAGTTGTTGAATAATCCTGACGATCCTAACCTTCCTAAACTCTTGGAGGAACTGAAAGATGTGGCTGTTAATGTTAATGCTGAGTACGCTGATGCTATCGGTATCAATCGGAGTGCTGCTATTACAGCAATCAAGCCCGAAGGCACTGTCAGTCAGCTTAGTTCTACTGCTAGTGGCATTCACCCTCAACATGCTCAGTATTACATTCGTCGTGTAAGGTCTGATAACAAAGATCCTCTGACGGACTTCCTGAAGTCTCAAGGATTCCCTTCGGAGCCTTGCTTTATGAAGCCTGACAGCACGACAGTGTTTAGCTTCCCTATGAAGGTTGCTGAAGGTGCTCTGCTCCGTGAGGACTTGGATGCTATTACGCATCTGCGTTTGTGGCTAATGTTCCAGCGTCACTACTGTGAGCATAAACCTTCTGTAACTATTTCGGTGCAAGAACATGAATGGCCTAAAGTTGGTGCTTGGGTATGGGATAACTTTGATGAAATTACTGGTGTATCGTTCCTTCCCATGGATGGTGGCACTTATCGTCAGGCTCCCTATGAAACGATCAATGAAGAAACGTATGCTAAAATGGCTCTGGAAATGCCTGTAGGTATTGATTGGGATAAGTTCATTGAGAACACTGACAACGTTGAAGGTGCTCAGACTCTGGCATGTACCGCAGGAGGTTGTGAAATCTAACTATGAAAACAGTCTACACTAAGACAAACTGTCCAGCGTGTGTGACTTTGAAGGCTTCCCTCGTTAAGTCGGGGGAGGCTTTTAAAGAAGTTCTCATTGGACGAGATATTACACGAGAAGAGTTTATGAGTAAGTTTCCTACAGTACGGACTGTTCCGTATGTAGTTGATAACGACAAAGGTGAATAATGACTACGGTTCCTGCTAAGAAAGAGACTGCTAAAGAAAAGCAGTCAAACAGTTTGAAGTTGAAGCTGGATGACATGGCAGTTATCAAGCCTAAGACAGACAAACAGATGGAGTTCTTTGAGGCTTACCAACGTGGTGACTACTTCATGGCATTACATGGTGTAGCGGGCACAGGTAAGACTTACATTGCCTTGTATAAGGCCCTGGAAGAGGTTATGGATCGTAACAATCCCTTTAACAAGGTGACTATCATCCGTAGCAGCGTTCAGAGTCGTGATATGGGCTTTCTACCGGGAGATGTAGATGAAAAGATGGACGTATATATCCAGCCTTACAGACAGATTTGCTCTGACCTGTTTAAGCGAAAAGATGCTTGGGATCGCTTGGTGGAACAAGGACACATTGAGTTTGTGTCTACTAGCTTCATACGTGGGACTACGTTCATGCATAGCGTCCTCATCGTAGACGAGATGCAGAATATGAACTTTGAAGAACTGGACACCATCATCACTCGCGTAGGCGATAAGTCCAAGATTGTCTTCTGTGGAGACTATCGACAGACTGACCTACGTAAGAAAGATGATAAGTCGGGTATCTTGAAGTTCCTTGACATTGCAGGTAATATGAAAGAGTTTTCTCGCTTTGAGTTTGGCATTGAAGATATTGTCCGAAGCTCGCTTGTGAAGAACTACATTATTGCTAAAACACACTATGAGGATGGACACCATGGGTAAGGCCAATGACGAAGAAATCATGCTGATGATGGGTCAGCAACAGCAACAGAATGGCCTGATCCGTTCAATTCAACAGCAGTTCAATGCTCATCTGATCTTCATTGACGACGACATTGGGGATCCTGCTATGTATCGTGATGTCATTCATTGTCTTGCTACTTGTAATGAGAATGATACAGTTAACTTCTTGATTAACTCCAACGGAGGACGTACAGACTCTATCTGGCAGATAATTGAGGCTATGAAAGGATGCAGAGGTGATGTCTGTGCTACGGTTATTGGTAGTGCTTACAGTGCTGCTTCTATGTTGGCTTGTATGGCTCCTGAATGTTACATTGCTGATAGTGCAGAATTTATGCTCCATACCGCTCATTACGGTAGCATCGGCACTGTCCCGAATGTTAAAGGACAAACAGACTTCGCAACAAAACAAATCAACAGACTCTTAGACATCTGCTATGCAGGCTTCTTGACACCGAAGGAGCTTGAAGAGCTTAAGAATGGCAGAGAGTGGTGGTTTGACGCTGATGAGGCACGGGAAAGGATGCTCAAACGTCAGATATACCTACTGAAGGAATCAAAGAAGAAAGCTCCACGTAAAGTGAAGGAGTAACAAAAAAGCCCCGACAGAGGAGACTCTGAAGGGGCTTACTTATTAGTGACTACGATAATCCTGTAAGACAGCTACGATAGCTGCTATGGAGCCTACAGTCCACAGAATAGGCTTAGCTAACTTAGCTATCCATTCAAGTACTGTGAAAGCACCAGAGGCTGCTGTAAAGGCATGAACCATACCTTCAGTATCCTTAGCTACCTTATCTACCTTCTCTTCTACTTTAACCAGTCTTTCATATATCTCATTATGTGATACTTCTTTGGAGTCCATATTACTTCTTATTCTTTAGTTCGATGATCTTCTCTAAAGTCCGGCCTCCAAAGTAGGCAGACATAACCAACATACCCCACTGTCCAAGCAGTTCAACATAAGCGTTATTCACGTTAATGTTCCATGCAGACATCAGGGCAAAGCCAAAATAGCCTGTCAGGATAGCAACAAGAGCCATAGGACGAATATTCTTGGATAACCAACTATCGGAGGCCATATCAGCACTCCAACGGCCTGTAATGTTATCCTGCTCCGTCTTGTATGCTTCATTCTCTTTAGCCAGCTTCTCAAGCTCACCATTCTGAGCCATTTCAGCTAACTTGATCTGAGCCTCTGCCTTTTGAGCAGGATCAGGAATGAGTTTGTCTAGGATCTTTCCAGCAAACGGTAATAAGATATTAAGCATACTTGCTCCTGTGTAATTCGATGTGCGGTCCATCGACAAAGGAAACCCAATCAATTCCACACTGAATTGGAACGCCTAGCTTTTTAGCTACAGATTTAATATGGTCTGTTACAATTCTGTAGTTCTTTAAGTCCCAATTAGCCTTACCATCAATAAAGATGACTATATCAACAGCAAAGCCCTTCAGATGCCTACTGTTCATGGTCTGAGACTTACCTGCTTCAAACAGTTCCTTCTGTCTTTCCAAAGTACGTAGTCCCTCAGTAATGCCAAAGTCAAGAGGAGACTCTTTAATAGCCTCCTGCATGACCTTGACCATATCAGGGTGTACTCCTTTAAGACGATCTTTACTTCGTTGACTAAAGGAATACATAATAGTTACTCTTCTGGCTGTGCCAATGTACTAGAAAGCATACCACGCCATGCCATATTAGCAGGAAGAGGCTGCAGCGTACCAGCAGCAATATCAGACACCAGACGCTCAGCAGCACGTCCACGCAGCAGGCCTTGAAGCTTATCAGCAGCATAGCCAGTACCACTAACAGCAGCAGCTAGTATAGGATTAGTGCCTGCTGCAAAGGCTGTGCCGGCAGTAACTAATTGACTACGCTCAGGGTTAAACCTAGCCAACAAAGAAAGAAGAGGATCTGCAACAGGCCCGCTTGCTACACTCTTGATTGCATTCTGTTCACGTTCAGAGAACACGCGCATTTTGTTCTTGTTACTTGCTAAGTTAATCAATTGACGGCGAATCAGTTCACCTTCAGATGCTTTAGGATCAAGCGCACGAGCCTCGGCAACATTAAGAGCGTCTTCCAAAATAGTAGCACGAGACAGATTGCGCCAATCTTTACGAGCATCTTGAACAGCCTTCACAGCGGTGCCTATATTACCTTTACCTGCCAAGACATCCGAAGCACCTACGTTAGCGATATACCCATCTAACTCAGCCACGGCTTGGCCCGCATATTTGCGCGTAGTAGCATTATTCGACCCCTTGAGGTCAGTCAAAGCAGAGCGAATCTGTTCGAGCTTCGGGAAAGATACTCGCTGAGTACCTACCATTTCACGAACCTGCTCTAAAACTTGTGCAACAGGCTTATGGTCATCTAATTTAGGGTTAAAGTTCTGCTTAACAAGCTCTTGCTCTACACGATTTAATTGGTCTAAGACACTCTTAGGCTTCAGGAAAACGTTCTGTTCTTCCATTCGGCTATAAGACTGTTGAGCACGTCGCTTAATTTCGTCCAATGTAACTAAGGGTTCTCGTTTAGCTGTTGCAGCAGTTGCACCTTTAGCACCTAAGCTCCCGGCAACAGTGCCTGCAGCTAAACCAGCAATCACGGAAGCTAAAGGATTCTCAGTAGCTTCTTGAACTACGTCTGAGGCAGCCTGAGCAGCAGCACCACCCGCTCCTGACGCAACAGTCTGTTGAAGCAGGTTTTGACCTAGAGGCGCTAAAGCAGGAGTAGCACGGGCAGCAGCCACTTGAGGAGGTAAACCAGCCATGGCAGCAGCACCTGTTTGAACAGCACGTTCTAAACCTGTCTCAGGCTGAGGAAGGCCAGCGGCTGTCATCAGGTTTTGAATGCCTTGACTCGGAGAAGTCATCACTTGACGGCCTGCAGCTTGATTGACTAAAGCAGCTAAAGGATCAGCCATCATTGCAGGAATAGCCGTCAAACCTGTAACAGCAGCGCGGGCAGTTAAACCAGCTTGACGGCCAAGATCCTGAGCTACAGAGCGTTGTTCAGGTTGTTTGTAGTTCTGTTGAACATACGCTAAAACCTGTTCTTGTGTTGCTCCTTCAGGCGCATTAACTTCATATTCTTTGCCATCAGGAGCAGTTACAACATAAGTAGCCATATATTTTCCTTATCGAGGACGAATAGACCAGCCACCGGCAGCAGGAGCAGCTTGAGCAGGTTTCTTTGCCTTCATAAATTCATCAAACGAAATAGGCTTTTCACCTTGAGTCGTCCGAATCCAGTTAGTATAGTGGTGCTCAATTTTAGAAAGATTCTTTTCAAGTTCTTTACGATCTTGACCAATCTCCAAAGAACCCACAGTAGATTGAAGTGCATTCAGTTCTTGAACAGCCACTTGACCAAGAGCTCCGCCTGTAGGGCTTGCGTCTCGCATCTGCTGAAGACGATCAAAACCTAAGTTAGCTTTGATAGTTAACAGACGTTGGTTAAGGTTATAGGCATCAGTTCCGGGAACAAATGATTGTCCTTTACCGATTAAGCCGGTAGTCATTCCACCAACTAAATTAGAAGCTTCTTGAACGTCTGTGACAACTTTACTTGCGTGGTTCACAGCCATCTCTTGAGCGGCTGCTTTTTTATCTGCTTTTTCTTCTTGTTTAGCTTTAATTTCGTCTAAACGAGCCTGAGCAATCTGTCGTTGAGTATCAGTAACAGCAGAGCGTAAAGCAGCATTACCTGCAGCCAATTCTCGACGGAAAGCTAATTCTTGTTCACGTTGGGCAAGTTTCTCACGCTCAAGTTCTGCTTTAGCAGCACGATCAGCTTCAGCTTTCTGCCGACGCTCAAGAACAGAGAAAATCTTATCTGGATCGCCATATTGACGAACAACAGCTTCAATATCTTTATCAGTAGCTTCAGCAGGAAGGGAAGCTAAAGCACCTCGAAGCTCTTCTTCTCGTTGAATACCCATTAAAGTTTTAGCTTCTTGAGCACGCTTTAAGCCCACAGCAGCCATAGAACCTTCAGTTTCTAAAGCACGATCAGTTAGCATTTGAGCTGCTTGAGCATCGCCCATCTGCATAGCCTTCTGAGCAGCAGCACGCAGAGAAGCAGGATCAGCGGGATTGATGCCCTGCAAAAGCTGTTGACGCTGACGTACACGCATCAGCTCAGGATCTTCAGCGCCTAACAAGCCACCAATAGCACCACCTAAACGAGAGCCTGCTTCATAAAAACCAGCACGAGCAGCCTCAATAGGAGACATGCGGCCATACTGCATCGCTTGCTCCTGAAGACGCTGTTCGCGTGTAGCCATCAGAGACTCAGGAGACACACCAAATAAACTTTCAGCTACTGTTGCCATTATTGTAAACCCCACTGTGCAAGGACATCATTAGAAGCTTGACCTAAGCCCCCCACATCAGTGAAAGGCCTGCTAGAACTTCCTAAACCAGACAACCAATTCCCTAAACCAGAGGTAAACTGCTGATTACGAGACAGACCCATCAAACTAGAACCTAAAGGACTCAGTGCATTGGCTTGAGCCATAGTCTCTGCAGCACCTAAACCACCTCGGAGAAGTGCTTGTCCGGCGGTAGCACCTGCTGTAGCAGTACGTCCACCCAGTTGAGCACCGATGTCCAGAGGAGACTGACCAAGTTTCTCGATTGTCTCACCTAAGCCAAGTTGTGTCTGTAACGGGCTGTAGCCTGCCTGAGCAACCTTAGCACCAGTACCAAACAAGCCAGCACCAAATTCAGTCTGAGCACGTCCTTGTTCTTGAGCTTGTGCAGCCAAGTTAAGATCCTGCTGAGCCAGCGCGTTGTAGTAAGCAGCCAGTTCAGGGTTAGCAGCTTGCATACCTGCACCTTGACCGATAGCTAAGCCACTACGGCCTTTACTGAACAAGCCTTGACGAACCTGATTCAAAGCACGCTCACGAGCAGGAGCTAAAGCAGCTTGTTGAGAAGCAAGCCACTGCTGAGAAGCAGCTTCAGGAGAAGTAGCGAGATATTGTTGACCAAGGTTAAATAAGCCCTGCTGAGCAGCCAAAGCCTGTTCTGTAGCGCCTATGCCTTGACCGCCTGCTTGAGACAGTAAGCGGTCTTGGATAGCAGCTAACTCAGGGGTTAAAGTATAGCCTGCGCTAGATAAACGTCCTTGATCATCAAAACCAAACTGAGAAGTACCAAAGCGAGTAGTGATACCTACAGGACGGAAACGCGCCTCTTCAGCAGCAATACGAGCAGCTTCTAACTGAGCATTTGCTGACGCATTAGCAGCATCCCGTGCAGCGTCTGCCTGCTCTTTCGCGCCTAAATAACCAAAAACGCTCCCAACAAGATCACCCATTATTTGCTCCCTGCTGCTTTGCAGCCCCAAGAATAAAGTTTACGGACAACACCATCGGTACACTTATGGTGCTCAATCAATTTAAAGCCTGTCATAGCAGTCCACTTTTCCATCTTTGTATCATCAATAAAAGGCATTGCCAGTAACACCTTATCTTTGTGTTGTTCTGTCCAAGCATTCCAGTCAGACAGAAACTGTTGTCTTATTGTCTTAGACCACTTGAATACATCCATGTGGATAAACCAATACGTTTGTACTGGCTCTACGCTTGGAACAAGCTCCACATAGACAACATAGTGTTCTGCCTGAATTACTGGATATTTGGTCATACCAGAGCGCCTGTGCGTGTGCCTGTAACAGACCAAGTAATGAAGCTATTACCTGATACGGCAGGACCAGCAGCTCCGCCTGCACCGGGAGAACCACCAGCAGGATTATTACCTGCAGAACCTGCTGTAGCTAATGCTCCGCCTGTTCCACCTGTATTCAAGCCTTGGTCAGAAGAGCCTCCAGAACCTCCGGTAGTCAGTCCTCCAATGCTTCCTGTGCCACCATCAATGCCTTCCCAGTCTCCACCAATGCCGCCACGTCCATATACTGCACCTCCGCCACCGCCGCCACCGGAGCGAACGATACCGCCAGCGCCCCAAGCAGGGCCGCCACCTCCACCTCCGCCACCACCTGCGATAGTCCCATAGTTAAAGATAGTGATTGCCGTGCTGACTAACAGGCCAGCGCCACCAGCTCCACCATTGCCCCCGTTACCTGTAGAGCCTCCGTTACCACCTGCGCCACCACCGCCATACAACGTACCGTTATTGACTAGAATCAACCCGCCCGGAAAAGACCCAGAGATAGTAAGCGCTTCAGAGCCACTACCTCCAGCAACACCGTTAGAGCCATACGACTGAGCACCTGCTGAGCCATAAGTACCGTAGATGTAGACGCCAGATCCGATAGTAGCTCGCACAGGATCTGTACCGTTCCAGCCAGCAGCTAAAGCCAACGAACGAAGGTTTTGAGTAGTTGTATAGCTAGTTGAAATAGTGAACTGGAACTGCTTAACAGAACCATAAAAGTCATCTAACTGAATAGCACCGGAAGTAGGAACACCAGTATTGTTGTCGGTGACATAAGAGCCACCACGATAATACTCAGACAAACTGATAGGATTAGACCCTCCAAATTCTGTCTGAATATTAGCTAAAGAGATAGCACCAGACGAAGGAAGAGCCATTATACACTCCCGTAAGCTGTTACGTTACCTGCCACTGTCAAGTTACCAGAGGAATCCAGCTTAGCTTTATTAACACCGTTGTGTTTGAAATAGACAACATCAGCAGATTCATCGATTGTCCATCCTGTACCAGAAGTATTTAAACTAAGTACATCTACCGTAGTAGTGCCTCCAAAGGTAGGGCTAGTAACATTAGACTTAACAAAAGCAGTAGTTGCAATCTTTGTCGTATTATCGCCAGCAGCAGGAGTAGGCGCATTGGGAGTGCCGGTAAAAGAAGGACTATTAATGTCTGCTTTAGTAGCCACTGCTACAGCAATGTTATTGAATTCAGTATCAATCTCAGTGCCTTTAACAATCTTTAGAGGATTGCCAATAGCCAGAGCATCTTTACTGGCAAAGTTAGTTGATTTGACGTAATCAGTCATTATACAATCTTCCCGTTCTTAGCTTGGATTTCAATCTTTTGGACACTCAAAGGTGCTCCGTTAATATCTGCCTCATAACCTGTCTGGATAACTTTACCTGCCCCTGTAGGATAAGCTACAAGAGTCTGCAGAGCAGTACCACCAGAATACTGAGCTATATTATACTCTCCTACGCCGTAATAGTCAACCCCTTGTTCAGGAATTTTTGCAGTTTGAGAGTAATAATTTGAAGTAAAGTCGTAACCCCACTTCATAGAAACATATTGGTTTGTACCACCAATGACAACTACAGATAGTTTCTTAAGCACCGAAGTAACTGAAGGAGCGCCCAAGTCTGTGTGGTTGGTAAAGTACTGAAAGCGATATGAATCTGTGTTGTCTACATACCCTGTGTATTCAGCGATGTACCCTGCCTTACCGAGTAATAATTCTTTATTAATATTATCGTAGCAGAAGCTCTTAGGCTGAATGCTGTCCCAAGTAGTTACCCTAGCCGAGCCATCCTGCAGTGTAGCTTTTAAGTCAAAGCAGTACACAGTTTTAAGCACAGGAAGAGTAATCAAGTAGAATGAGTCAAAAGGACTATAAACTGATTTGATCGTAGTAGCTACTTCACCAGCCACAGCAGACATCAGATCATCGCGTACATTCTTGCTCAAATCACGGAAAGGAGCAGACTTCTCTTGGATAGTCCTCAGTACGCTTCTGACTCCGGTGTCGGAGAGGAAGATAACATCTGAGCCGGTGTTAGCCACAGAGTCCCTTGCAATGCATCCAATACCAGTAATTGTATCAGATAATACGAGATTAGAGGGATCATTAGCGTTGGCATAGACAAGAATATTATTACGACCAAAGATAAACAGATAGTTATTATGGGCTGCTAAAGCCGTAATGTTGTCTGCTCCGTTAGGCCAGTATTGGGTGACATCCAAGAAACCTGCAGTACCTCCTGACCACTTCATACCAGACAACAGATCAGAGAAGTAAACAGTGTCTTTGTTTGTGGTCGAATTAGCTGTCCAGATACGCCCAAAAGCAGAGATAGCACAGTCACCAGACAACACAGTACCGGTATAGCCTGAATGCTCAGAAACTCTGCGATATTCTGTAGTGCTCAGAGCAGGATCAAATACCAAAGGATCATGCCCACTCTGAAACAGATACAAGATACCATTTAAAGAAGCTGCTTGCCAGTTACTGTCTGTAATCGTAGGAGCTACACCACCACCGCCGTAGGTAAGTTCAGACAGAACACCACTGGAGAGCTTAAACAGCTTGTTGTTACCTGCAGCGACCGTGTACTGAATACCTGCTTCGGTAAGCAGCTGAGCAATCATCTCAACATCAGAAGAACCTAAAGCACCTAACGTAGAATGCTTAGCTTGCCATCCTTTACGAGCACCAATACGGCCATATTTGTCAATAACACAATTATTAGCCACTAGAGCAAAGCCAGAGGCTAAGTCCAGTGAGCTATCCTGAGTATTGATTCCCATAAATCCGGGAGCCGTTATAGAAAAAGTGTTAATCTGCTGTGCCATCGTGTTGATCCAAATAATTTATTGCACTGGCTAAGATTTCTTTTGAATCCCTAAATTTGCCTAATGCTGTATTGCAGTGATGACAGAGAAGTCCTCTTATCTTTCCGGTAGTATGGCAATGATCCACAAATAACAAACCTTTAAAAGAATCTGTCTCATCATAGTTACAGATTGCGCATTTATGATTTTGTTCTTTAAGTTTGTTATTGTAGTCTTCAAGAGATAGCCCGTATTGAGATTTCAACCAATATCGTCTATTTTGTAAAAGCCAGTCTTCTGTGGACATGCTAGCTTTTTTAGCTTCTCTTTTTTCTTTTTTGCAAGCCTTACATACCCAAGCGTATCCTCTTGCTTTTCCTGTAGCTTTTGGAAAGAGACTCTCATCCTTTTCTTCTTTACAATGAGAGCAGGTTAGCATTACACAGCCTCCCAAGTCTCTTCCTCGATAAAGCGAGAACTCTCAACTGCAATAGCGTCAGCCAGAGCAGCACGATACAGGCCATAGGCTTCAGAACTGTTCAAGCCACCATCTTCACCGCGTTCCACTAAGGCTCGTGCTAAAGCACCTAACACCACAGGATTCTTAGGGGTTAAGAGTTTGTCGGAATCAGCAGACAAATCAGGCTGAGGGATGTACAGGTTAAAATATAAAGTTAAACCTGCAGGAGGAATAGGGTAGAAGTCTACTTTAGTATCACCAGTAGTAATATCTACACCGTTGAAGTTGTAGTACTGCGGAGGAGCCGTCTGAGGCTGATCTAACAGATACTGAGACATCAACGGAGTAGGGATGTTACGCAGGGTATTCTTGTTGGTGATGTCTTGAGCATCAATAACTTTGAACATCAAACCAGAGCCATTGAGCACATAGCCATACGTGTTAGCTAATGTTTCAATAACTAAGGTATCTGTTAAAGAGTTCCAACTGTAAGCATCCTCTACTTGTCTCTTTGAGTCGTTAACCAACTTACCAATAAGCTTGGATAAGACGTTCTCTTGGACAGTAGTAACTTCAGGTTCACGTAAGCGAACAAGAATATCGTTAACCAATTCAAGGTATGTTGGCAGAGCCATTAAAGTTCTCCATTAAAACATATTGAAGGAGTTCTCGCTACGCTGCGAGCCATTAAATTCCTTCTTTCTTAACTAACTCAAAAGTACAGATTGTACTAAATGAACTACCTGCTTCGTCTTGCATGACTACAGTGTCTCCTTCTTCTAGCACCACATAAGCACCTCCATCTTGTCGTGCATAAGAACCTGCTGCAATGGTTCCATTATGAACGTAGATGTTGGTAGATGCACTAGAATCTCTCCAGTAGACTGAAATGCTTTTAGTAGAGCCTGAGTTATTAAATAAATACATCAGATTCCACTTAGCATAATAGCCTACCGGAACTGTAAACACTGTAACTGCAGTACCAGACGAAAGGTTTAAACCTACTGATACTGGTCTAGTAGCCATGGCTTACTTCTTTTTCTTCTTAGGTTTGGATTTACCAGCACTAGCGTTGGCTTCAGAAAGAGCAATAGCGATGGCTTGTTTACGATCAGTAACAACAGGACCGTCTTTACCGCTATGAAGAGTCCCTTCTTTGAACTCTTTCATAA